CTTTCTAGTTTCTTCGGAGGATGGTCGGGATGTGCAATAAATAACACATCTGCACTTTGGATAAACTTTATATCTGCAATCTGTGTTGCAGTGTATCCTGTGCTTCCTATTGAGAATTGAGTTGGACTTGTATCATCTTTTGTTGCATAAGTTGCCAGAATACCGTTATTACTGAACAATTTAATGTTGTCGGCATAAAACTCTAAGATATAACTCTGTCCTTGTCCGTAATAGTATGGAATTAACTTGGACTGACTAGATGTATTGGTAGAAGCACCATTAACAAAATATGTTCCTGGCCTTCTAGTAGCTGATCCTTGAGGAAGGACTATGAAATTTTCTAGAGTTTTTACAGAGGTTTTATAGGAGGGAATATCTATCTGCCCGTGTAATCTGGGCGATATTCTACCTTCGGAAAAGGAACTTTGGATGTTTTGAACAGTTCCCATCTATGATCACGCTTTGCCCCATGAGTATGTAGTACCATAGGCTGTACCATCACTAGGCCAATCTACGGGTCGGTAATCTGTCCTGTAATCACCTAATCTTGAATCCAACCATGTACTTAATTCTATTCTTTCAACAGATCCACCTTCTTGTGCATCCAGACTTCTAGCTTCTTGTAATGATAATGCATACTTCTTATACATTTCATCTTTAAGTGCAGTCTTACCAGTTAAGGGTTCTGCTAATTCCCAAGCAATCCTAAGACCCAGTACATTCCGTAATACAGAATCCAAGGTTGTTAAATTAGTTACCCTTGCTTGCCACTTTACATTCAAAGTAGAGGCATCACTTAATATCTCATTTCCTTCAAGTCTATATGGAGTTGTATGATCCTGAAGACCTAAGACTCTTAGACAGGATTCACCTGTTACAGAATCTGTAGGCAACGTGAAAGCATACTTATAACCCCATGCAGGAGTAGAAGTATAAGCAGATAGGATAGAACGCCTAACAGTAACATTCCAAGGATGAGAACGAAGGACAGCATCCCTAATATCATCGAAACGATTATTAAGGAGTCTAGCCCTTTCGTTATTATCAGTTTGGATATCGGAGATGGTTGCTTCACCCAAATTAGTGAGGGCAATATTCGCCACCTCCGTCATTCCAGAACCAGTTGCCATCAGTCAGCAGTAAACTGAACATTTATTGTTAATGTGTAAGTGCCAGCACTTCCAGCATCTACACCTGTAAAACCAAGATAATATGCGTTTAATTTATTTGCAGTCGTATGACCAGCATCTAAATAAACTTCTTGGCCCATACTGGCAATACTCCTAGTATGATTAGCCAAATCAACAGGTAGTTTAGTAATTGCTGTAGCTAATGTTTGAGCATCAGCATAACAATTATCATCTACTGCTGTTCCAGCATTATCTGAGAATAGACCCACATTCCAATCTGTAGCTCCACTTGAAGTATCACATGCAGTCCAAATATGAAGCACTCTCCACTCAGGAAGAAGTTTGCACATCATATATGTATTTGCATCAACACCTAAATGTTCAACAGTTGCAACAATGGAGCGAAGTCTCGCACCATAGAGTCCAACTTTGTTGTATATAATTGGTACGGTAGCTTCATTAGAAACTAAGGTACTTTGTACATTTGCCATATATTAGCCTTCTGGGGGGGCATTTCCTTCCTCCCCCATTAGAGTGTTAATTATCCTGCTTGATTGCAGAGAACTTCAACCATTCGTTTCTCGTCAAGACGAGTAGAACCAATGGTCATTTTTGCATAAGCATAAAGAGAGAACCGTTTATCGGCCCTTTCTTCGATACGTGCATTAATATCATTCCAAATGCAAAGCCCAAGAGCATTACGTTGGAAGATAAGAACTCGGTCTGATGTAATATCAGAACCTCCTGTTACATCAGCGGCTTCTTGAACAACAGATGGGAGCAATTCCGTCTGGATGAAGTTAAAACCCATATAATGATGGACTTGACCTTCAACCAATGCTCTTACTGCATTATAGTCAATACTGTTTACTTCAGTAGAAGCTAACAGATTTTCTATTTGCCGATGAGTACAAATGCAAAATACATCTGATACCCCACCTTCATTGTAGTTAAGGACTTCGTTCTTCATAAGATAACCTCTGGCTTCTATCAACTTAGCCACAGACAATCCTGTGTTCGCCGCAGAAGCACCAGTATGCTTAATAGAATCTACTGCAACAATGCTCACATCTGATCCTACATTTGTATCACTTGTAGACCATGTTGCATTTGTTGATCCATCTTTACCAAGATATGAAGTCCCATAAGCGGCGGTAAGGATCTCTTCATCAATTGCTCTTCCAAGTGCCATTCCACCAGTAGTTACATAAGCACTTGCTGGATCTGCAATGATCACACGGAGCATATCAAAAGAATCCACCATATCCCCCCAATCATAATCGGTTGGAGTGACACGCCTACGTTCATGTGGAGTCTCAATTAAGGGGGAGTCTGCATGTCTGCTAGTGACTTTCTGTGCAGTTGTCTTGCCGATTTTGTCCATGAAGTATTCTTCACCAACTTTACCAGCTTCCAACTGTACAGTCCCACGCAGACGAGAACCTTGTTGCTGTGCTACCAGCCCAAGATTATCACTAAACTGCTTGACCATACTGGTCGTTATCTGATTAGACATATTACGCCATACAATAGAGTTAGGTGAATCTACCCTATGGAGTTGTCCTATTCAGGATTCCAGCCTAGTCACTTGCAGGGGTCAGATGATTGTCCCTACGGATCTAGTGGGATACCGATTCTAATTATGCAGATTTATCGTATAATCTCTGCATGGTTTTAACTGCTTCTTTATGATTTGGATCTGAAGCAGTCAGATAAGCTCGTTTGAAGTCAGGATCAGATAGTTTTGCCTGTATCGTTTCCTTGGCTTCTTGTGGGGATAATCCAGATCCCCTTGGTTCGCCAGTTAGGATGGGACCTCCTTCTGAGAAAGCTTCTCCAATCCGTGCCAGCATCTTAATCATATTCGGATTATTACCTACTCCAGTTTCTTCTATATAATCCAGAGTTTCTTTATCCGCAAATCGATTGAATACTCTTTGAGCAAGATTCAGGTTTTTATTAAACTCTGGACCCCATTGTTTCTGTAGAGATTGTAGACCTTGTACTTCTTCTTGTTCTCTATGCTCTTCATATCCTTTTTCATTATTTAAATACTCATTCTTGAGTGTGTCAAGTATTATTTCTGACTGCCCTTGATTTAATCCTGCCTCAAATGCCATTTCTTTAAACTTAGAAAGGTCTTCACCTTCTCCTTCATAGTTAGAAAAATCATAACCATTTGGACCTTCAGGCCGACCAAGAGCAGAATAGGTTTCATTCCAAGTAGTATCATCACTTGGGATTTTAACCATTTGTTCGGGAGGAACACCCATTTTCTTGACAGCATGTACATAACTTTTTGCAAGTTTATCTACAGAGTCAAAGTTCCTTAATGAAGGTTCACGGTCTAAACCATCAGGTAAGGCAGTCGGGTCAAACGTGAGAGGATCTGAGGCTCCACCTAATGCAGTGGTAGGAGCTTGTTCAGTAGTCTCCGAACTCGTTGGATTCTCCGATACCGTCTCTTGAGTCTCTTCCATCTTCCTTTTGTTGGAGTTTGATTTTTTCTTGCAGTTCTAGTGGATTAGTTCCAGCAAGTTGAATTAATTCCGCAATCACAGCCCTTCTACCTTCGTTGAAAGCCGTAGAATGCGGATCGTTAGGGACATGAGTGGTTGTCAGCATAAAATGCCGTTCACACATATCCGCTAAGACCTCTTTTCCTAAATCAGTATTCAAGAGGTCAAAGTATTTAGTTGCTCTTTTAGCCTGTCTCTTCAGCAACACTTTGAGCTTCTGCCATATCTTTAGTTGCTCTTGCTCTCTGGGCACTTACTTCTGCACCAGCCATTTCTTCTGCCATCATCTGTTCTTTTTCCATCTGTTCTTGTTCTTGACGAGCAATTTCCATTGCCTCTTCTTCTGTATAAACAACAGATGGTGGGGCACGTAGAATTTCCACACCCATTGTACAGATCCTTTGAGGATTAAGTCTTTTGATTACATTCGGATCAATTTGTGCAAGTGGCATAATAAACTGTATCAACTGTGACACTGCATTCATTTCAACAGATCGTTGGGATACTGCAACAGGATTCACATATTCTATTTTGATAGGTTCTTCAGCAAATTCTTCAGGAACAGGAGGTAATAGACCATTACGTGCCATTACTTTCATTGTTCGATTCAGCATCGGAGATAGGAACTCAACTTCCTGTCTGGCAACAATAGGTCCAAGGACGGTCATGCGATCTCTTTGTCTCATTGCAATCTCAGTTGCAGAAAACCTCATGACATCTCCATCAGGAGCCATAGGTCCAGGCAATTCCAAGAGATCCAAGAAGAAAGTCTTCTCAATGGATTGCCGTGTCATTCCCATTTTTGCTTCTGCATATTCGATACGACCAACAGTAGGCATCTGGAATACGAGTTCTCGACCTCCCATACCAGCACGATAGTAATTTACAGCATCTGGAGTAGTTCGGAGTGGTGCAAGGAATCCATCATCTGGGACCATAAGTGGAGGAGATACTGCTTTCTGTACACTCTTCAGGAAAGTTTTCTCCATTTCATTAAGCATACGAATGTCAGGAAGAGCTTCTATTCCTGGACCTCTTCCGTATGTCTCTAAAGGATTTCTATTCCATCTACTGCTAACGTATGGAAAGTCTTCAAACCCATTTATGTCTAAAAGCATCCTCTCCTTCTTACAAATGGTTAAGGAGACATAAGGAGCCTTTACTTGTAACAAAGGGCCAGGTTTAACGGAATGATAAGGTTTTACGACATGTACAATGTCATATTCCTCATAGATTTTACCATTCTCTATATTTGTGATTACAGATTCTGGTAATCGTTCAACAGGATAAGTTTCAAGTAAGTCTTTTGCAGTTTGTTTATAGTTACGGAAACAGGTATCCACGAATCCATTCTTGTTAACAGCAAGAAGGCAATCATGTAATCCGAAATGACGGAACAATGGACCTTCACCTGGAATATCTTCTATGTACATAACCGCAGTACCAAATGTACCAAGGTCCGTATAGTATTCGTATGCTGTCGGATGGAAGTTAACTTGTGGTCTAGATAGAGTTTCCATGACTTGTTGTTGAACTTCTTCAAGCCATAACTGGATTTGTCTATTTTGTTCAAGAGGTCGGAATCTAGGTTTAAGGACAAACCAAGGAACCGCAGATGGAGTCATCATGTTATGCAGTCCAGATGCGAATCTAGTTACTGCACGGCATGGTGTAGAGTCGAAGATTTTATTACGTCTTTCTGCTCCTCTTGCTTGAGTAGCCTGAAAGTCGTTTCTTCTAGGTAGCATCAGATCACCTAATTGTTGCCAATGAGCTTCCCAATTGGAACGATTGGCTTTTAGATGTTCCTCTTCCTTTAATAAATCATTAACAGGATTATTTTCGGATGCACCATCCATTGCTTGGGCCATTTTATGCTGTAGCCGTAAATGATGTTAATGCTGTACCCATTCTTCTATTTTTTCTTTCATCAATAGCTCGTCCTTTTGAAGTTCCAGTATCATATCCTAATGCACCTAAGTTCCTTCTAGCTTTTGATCGAGATGCTACCATTGAGACATCTGTAAACATAGGTGCATCTTCACTTCCTTCTCCTAAGCCAGTAGCAAGCTCCAGAGTTTCTTTAACTGTAGGAGTTGTTATTGTTTCTATTGCAGATGTTTCTTCATCTTCACTATCATCATCATCATCAGGAAATAAATTAATACCGAATCTATCTTGCCATCGACCACCCCCGAATGCTTCATCAAATTTAGATCCTCCAAATCTATCCCTGTACCATGCACCACCACCCAAACTTTTATTCCAAGCATGGGGTCCACTCCAATCCTTTATACCTGCATGCATCCTCTCTTGCCACTTACCACCACCAATTGATTCATTAAAATCTCGACCCCATTGTTCAACATCTCTTCCTCCAAGTCTCCACATATCCCCTCTTTCCCCTCCCATGAGGTCTTTTGGAGTCCACCTCTCTTTTCCTGCAACATACCTTCCTGCTCTATTCAATGCATCGGATAAAATACTCATAATACCTCCTTATACATATCCTTGACCGATTCTTGCTTGTTGTTTTTTACCACTTTTACCTCCTTTAGCCATATCCATTTGTTCCTGAAGTTTTGCTCCTGCAAATAAAGATTGCATACTTGCCATTGAAGATTCAAGACCTCTTGCTATTCCTTGCTGTGCCTTCAACTGTCCTAGAGTCACATTTTGTGTATCTTTAATCCCTTTAATGTTCCCGTGAAGACTTAAAATTTCTCCACCTAGAATATCCAACTTCTTACCAGTAGTCGTGCGGAGATCAGTGAGTTTTTTAGTATCTTCCGATGTAAATGATACCTTATACAATGCAAGATCAGATTCAATTTGTTTTTGTGTTTTACCG